CTTAAGAAGACTACATACATTTTATGACAGAATCCTTAAAGGTAGGGGAGTCTCAAACGTGTCAATACCCGCAATCCGGGCAATCTCCTTATATATCAATGAGTTATGAACGTATCACAGATATCAATCCGGACATAAATATCAATCCCTTAATTCCCTGTAAAATCAATGAGTTAGCGCCGGATAGGGGTTTTAAATCCGGATTCCCTGATATATGATGATCGAATGTTGAGGTGAAAAAGATACCCTGCAAATCCGGGTATGATCCTTCTTTGCAGGGTATCTCAGGAATTCGGGTTCCGGGTTCCGATTAACTCAGGGTTTCAAGACGGGCGTTGATGATCCCTGCATCAACAGATATACCCCTCTTCTCAAGCTCCGGAATAACAACCGAAGAAAATCTATCTTTGGTTCCATCATCCCACTCAATGACTAAAATGCCGAGTGCGGCACTGAAACCCTTCGCTACGGAATCAATCACGGTATTGATGCTCCGGGCTTTCCCTATGGCCTTGCGGTCGGTCTTCTCAGTCAAGAAATCAGGGAAAGCGGTCATATTTTCAGAGATATGACCGGAGATCTCAAATGGGGTGACGTCCTGTCCTTTTTCCTCGACCAGGTGAGCAATCTGTTGTCTGATCTTGTTCCCGGCAAGAATCACAACGGCGGTTGACCAAATATCATATACGGAATCCGCTCCCATGAGGGTGACAGCTTCGTCAAGGGTTTCCGGGTATTCAACCTCAATCTGACCAATCAGGTAAGTATTTTTGCCTGATTCATCCTTACCGGTTCCGTATTTCCCGGTCAATGTTTTAGATGCGCTCATGATGTTTTTCCCTTTCAAATGTGAGGGTTGGTGTGATAGGCGGGGATGTGAGCATTTTATCATCCCCGCCCGGTTGATTGATTCGTCCTTATTCGATGTAAGGATTATCTCATGTTTGAGGTGATATGTCAACGGTTATTTTCAATCCGGGATAAATTCTTTTTCGTCTCGGATATATTCCTTCAATTCTTTAAGAAATTCAATTTTTGTATGAATCTCGGTTATCCGTTGTTTGTACTCCGTTACTATTTCATCAGATTTCAAACCTTTCAGGTGTAATGATTCTATCAGTTTGTCAATATCAGATTCGTTTAATTGTCCCTTTATTATCGGCATGATTTTTCCTTGTTCTATCCTATGATATGTTAACGGTTATTTTTGATTTTGTGTGTAAGTTGCCAAATCTCTATTTGATTACACATTAATTCACCGATGGTCAATTTAAGCTTTGGTGTAATTTTAATGTGGAGAATGACGGATAGTAAGGTGCTTGATTCTATGATTGATGTTAACCCGGCTTTGTGTATTTCAGTGATTAGGGTTGATGGAGCTGTATCAGCGACATTGTATTTATCAAGAAGAAGGTAATTTAATCGTTCTGTGTCGGTCATGGTTTTTTCCTTGTCTACGCCTCGTGACAGAGATTTTGCTTGTGACATTCCGATGAACAGAAATATTGATCGGTTTCTTGGTCGTGATGTTCATAGATATCATCGGAATAGAATGAGAATTCAGAGCCGCATTCGGAACAAGTGGTGGTGATTGTGTGCATGGTGGTTACCTCATTTGATTGATATATGGTTGAGTTTGGGTTATAGGGATTCGATGAATTCGTCATAGCATTCAGCGTTACAGAAATATCTATCATAGGTGGTTGAGTAGTATTGTTCCTCCTCATGTGATTGAAATGTGAATGGTTGATTACATTGATCGCATATGATTTTGATTGTTAGTGATTGAGTGAGTTGACTGTTCATGTGATTTTTCTTAACTGATTGTGATATTTTTCTCGTCCGCAAAGTCTATCGCTCTATGAAACAAGGATAAGACATATTTTGGGAGTTGATAAGATTGATCAAAGGGTTTTAATATAACACCCCATCGGCCACAACCGTTCGGATTGTGATATACCTCAAGTACCGTTAGATTTGCGCTTTGTCGTGTATAGATAAGCTTTACAACATATTTGTGTTTGAATGATCCAAATACGTATTCAACCTTACCACGTGTTGTTGATGTAATTGTAGGGTAGCTCATGTGATTTTCCTTTCATTCATTCTGTGTTGTGTGATTAGCTATATGCTATGACCTAAATATACATGATCATTACCCCCCTGTCAAGCGAAAAAATGAGATATTTATGATTTATTTTCATTTATTTGGTATCTCCTTGATTTCATTGATGACATTTTGATTTGAGGGGTAAAGACCGAGTGATTCTATCTCCGAGGTGAGATATCAGGTCTCTATTATTAGTATATATAGCAATTATCGTGCCAATCATATGAGCCCGATGTAGAAAATTCAGGCCCTGAATATTGTGGTATATGCCTCGTGTGATTCAGAGTGAGTGATATAGATTATCCATTCATATCTGTAATAACAGGGTGACAAGGATGCGAATGGGATAGATATGATACGTGATTGATATGCAGGTGACATAGATAGACTAATCATGGTGGCATAGATATTGTATATAGCAATTATCGTGCCAATCCTCATTATTTAGGGTAGAATAGGGGATAATCTAGTTCTGGTGGATTCTAATCATGCGATAATCTAATGGAGGGGGGGGTGGTTCGTATGGTGAGGTGGTTTATATATATTAGGGCAGGTCACCCAGATTTTTTAAATTTCAGTCTTTGATGTTTGTGGATTGAGGGCTATGAGAACAAAGCGATAATAATTAATATATGATAACTAATCACCGACAACCCCCTACTCGCTAGAAAAATATCGCTTGACTTCACCTATATATTGATGTAAACTTAGAATAGAGAAAATAGGCGAGAAGTCCATTTGATTGGATTAATCAAAATACCAGGAATAGAGGACAAAGGTGATGATAGAAGCAGGGTATGAATGTCGGTGTTGTGAACCTAGCTGTGGCGCTCAATTTAAATTTATTCGTCCCCCCTTTGATTTAATTATTGCTTGTGTTTATTGTGGTGTTTATCAAATATTTGCTGTGACTGATAATCAAGGAACCAGGAGTTTGGAGGTAGGTCACTAACCCATGGAACAAGACGCTAAAAATATCATAGAAGGGGCAGATCTTGGGCAGAATGTTAGATCTGCCAGGGTTGCCAAGGTTGCTTCTCTTGTGGCCTCCGGACTCAAAAAAGGTGAGATCGCAGAGGAAATGGGGGTGAAGAATCCCAGCAATCTTGTTAAGAGAGCCCATGAATCGGGGTTAGTTGCTGGGATTCAGGCAAAGCAAATTGAAAAGGCTATGGACCTCAATGCCACCCGGAAGAGAATTGCGGAGAATTGTCTCAGGGCAATGGAAACGGGATCTGAGATGATTTTGGAAGAGATTGAGGATATCAAGGTAGTGAATGAGGGAGCAACAGAGGAAGAGAAACAGGAAGTTCCAATCCCCAAACTTAAAATGGTTAAGGATATGTTGGACTCGACGGAATATTCTGGTAGGAAGTTGGATAGACCGGAACAAGAACAACCCGGAGCTGAGGAACTTGATAATGGGGTGGCTGAGGCGGTGAAAGCCCTAAAGAAGGTAGCAAGTGAGGCAGGGGTGGATATCAATATCAGGGGGGAGGTTCCAGAGAATTCAGGGTCTGAAGATTCTGCATCAGATCCTCATGATATAAAGATAGTTCATTAAAGGTTGGATATCTTGTAATAATGTCCGAAGATGTACAGACACACAAAGAGGGGAGAACAAATGGAGGGCAGTTTGCAGTAGCAGTTAACAATCTCTCTGCTGCTATCGCTAGACGGAAGAAATACCAGGAGGAAAATCCCCTCTATTCCCTCAGATTGAATCCGGTCCAACAAAAATATTTTGCTAAGTTTCCCAACCCTCGATATAAAACATTCGTATTGAAGGGATCAAATCGATGTTCAAAAACAGCCACTGGAGTATTTAGCGCATATTCTGGAATGTTTGGATATCTTCCTTGGGATAAAGAGAGAGTGCCTATTTTGTGGGTTGATCAAGCAATCCCACGGAGAATTCGACATCTTTGTGATGATTTTGGGAAGCATGTTGATCAGGTGGTAGTACCAGAGTATAAAAAATGGAAACCAAAAGATAGAAATATAGGGTTTTATAAGAACGGGAATGCCACGATTTCCCTTATAGTGGACCATAAGACAGATTCTAGGGTAGATTTCATCACAGCCAAACAACCTGCTGCGGATCATGAGGGGTGGTTTGGGGATATGCTTATCATTGATGAACCAAAGAGTAAGGAACACTATCTTGCATCTGCTCGGGGGCTAATTGATCGAGATGGGGTGGATATATTTTGTATGACCATGCTTAAGAAATTTGCATGGATCAATAGAGAGATATTTCAAGGGTTGGATAAGGACGGAGATCCTCGGAACGATATTGCTATTTTCCATGGGGAGGCTAAGGATAATGTTGGATATGGTATCACATCTCAGGCAGCACTTGATAGGTTTGAGGCCAAGATATATGGAAATAAAGCTATCATTCAAGCCCGGATATACGGTAACCCAGAGTACCTTGCTGACCTTACATTTGGGGAGTTTACTCGTGCTGATCATGTTATTGAGGGTGATTTTAAACTTCCCTCTGGGTGGCCTGTCGCTATTTCCATAGACTATCACCCCTCAAAAGAGGTTGCGGTATTGTTTGTGGCCACAGATCAATATGACCGGAAGATTGCTTTTCACGAGATATTCGAACATATGACGCCAGAGCAGACTGGCTATGCTATCATTGATGTGATGACTCAATATGGGGTAGAGAATATACCTGATGATGTGTTGATTGACCCACTTTCAAAAGGGGACCAGAACAATGAACGGACAGTGTTTTCAAGATTGGAAGGGATTCTTGCTCCTTATGATTTGACGATGAGGACAGCAGGGCAAGAGAAGCGAGAAAAACATAATGGGATTGCTATGATTAAGGAGTTGTTTTATTCTCCTGTGGGGATGATCAATTTCCACGCGACTAAAAATTGTCGGAGATTGATATTTGAGTTTGAGAATCAAATGATTGATGAGACCACAGGACAACCATTAAAAGAATATGATGATATGACGGAGTGCTTGTATAGGATTATACTCCAAGACACCCCGTTCAATATCCAGGATCAAAGGGATAAGGTTTGGGATGCTCAAATTCATCATCTCCATGCAGCACGATGTAAGGGTGGAGGGTCAACAGGGTGGCTGGGAATGTAATGAGGGTCAACATGGTGGGAAGGGTGGACAGAAATGGCTGATGAGTCAAAATTACCAAATAATGCAACGGATGATCCGCTTCTTACTCAGGCATTGGATAGGTATGATGTGGCAGATGATTATTACCGAGAAGTTTACGAACTGAGCGATGATGATCGGTTATTTTTGCATAATATTGATAATCACCAATGGCCAGAAAGTGTAAGAGCAGACAGGGCAGATCGCCCAATGATCACGGTCAACAAGATAAAGAAATTTATCAAATCTGTCAGTGGCCAGCAACGGCAGAATAAAATGACGTTGAAGGTTACGCCAGACGGGAATGAGAAAGAAGTTGCTGCGGCTATTTCTATTATCATTGGAGATATTGCCAAGGACTCTAGAACAGCGGCGATATATTCGGATGCTTTTGAGAAGCAGATCGGAGGGGGATTTGGATATTGGAGATACGATACCGAATATAGAGATGATGATTCATTTGATCAAGTAATTAAATGTTATGGGATTCAAGATCCTACCACGGTTTTATTTGATCCAACAACTAAGGAATATACCCGGAGAGATGCACGTTATTGTTTTATTCTTACCTCAATAGCGATTGAACAGTTTAAACAAAATTGGCCTGATGTTGAAGTCCCATCTACAGAATTCAGGGGACGGGAGAATCGGAAATCTTGGATATATGACAATACAGTCCAGATTGCTGAGTATTTTTTTAAGGTTCCAGTTCCGTTTCAACTTTTGGAGTTGCGGGACGGGGCAACCTTGCGGGTATCGAAGGAAGACATGGAACGATTAGATAAGGATTTGATATCGCAGGTTGTTCGATCTCGTCCGGTGATGGTTGATACAATCAATTGGGCCTTAATGACAGAGACAGGATTTCTTGAGGAGCCGAGAAGACGACCAGGGAAATATATTCCTGTTGTTCCGGTGGTTGGAGACGAAGTTAAGATAAAGAACAAGTATCATGTTGGGTCATTTACTCGGGATGCAAAAGACCCCCAACGGATGTATAATTATTGGAGAACAGCAGCAACAGAATATGTGGCTTCAATCCCAAAGAACCCCTATATTGTGACTCAGAAACAGATAAAGGGGCATGAACATCATTGGCAGAATTCTCTTCGTGATAATCCTATGTTTTTGGTTGTGAATGATGTTAACGGGATGAAACTTCCTGTGCGAAATTCTGCCCCGTCTATCCCCACTGGGATAGTAACTGAGGCTAATATTGCATCAGGAGATATCGATGATACTTTGGGGATGTACGAGGCATCCAAAGGTCAGGCGGGGAATGAGGTATCGGGGGCGGCCATCCAAACCCGGCAACAGGTATCTTCCACCATCACATATGGTTATGTTGATAATTTTATCCAGTCCATGTATTATTCAGGGGAAATTTTGCTTGATCTGATTCCAGAAGTCTATGATACTCCCCAGGTGATTAAGAGACTGGATGATAAGAATATCACTCTTGAGGAGATCTCAATTAACAGCCCTGTGGTTGATCCAGCTTCAGGTACAGTCAGGATTGAGAATTCCCTAAAATCTGGAAAATATCGAGTTAATTTGGATGTGGGGTTTGGATACTCCACTCGTCGTCAAGAAGCAGTGCAAGGAATGTTGCAAATGTTTCAGTATCTGCCTGGTTTTGGTCAATATTTTGCAGATATTTTTGCTGAGAATATGGACTGGCCAGGAGCTGAAAAAATTGCTGATAGGTTTCGTGCACTATTACCTGAGCAGTTCCAAGAGGGGGGTGCTGCAGGACAGGGGGGGCCTCCACCACCGGGTTCAATGGGTCCGGGTGGTGGTATGCCTCAATCTACCCCTTCACCACGTTCGTAGAGAACGGAAAATATTAATCCGAGAATGCACAATATTCAGGGTCTGAATTTTGTGGGTTTTTGAAAATGTCGAGAATGTGAGGATATGGAATGTGTGAGAAGTGTGGTTGTGGAAAAGTTGATGTTGAGACTGATGTTGGGGTAGGTGAAACAGGGGTGACAGATCCTCTGAAAACAGACCAACTTAAAGTTCCTAGCGGCATGCAGTCATCTTTTAATCGACTTACCAAGCAGAGATATGAAAGAGATCAGAAAATCACTGACCTGAATACTGAGCTTGAGGAGTACAAGAAAAAGGTGGAAGAGTTGGCAGAAAAAGCCAAGGAACAGGGGGCTGGGGCAGGGTCGGTCATTATTCGAGAGGATTTTGATTCTGATGCTTCTTTTGCTGCCGCTGTTGCAAAGTCTGAGGCACGGAAGATTTTTGAGGAAGAGAAAGCTAGTCAGGCTGCTTTATCTCAGAAACAAGCACAGGAAAACCAACAAAAGGAAGAGGACGCCCACTTTAAGCAGGTTCATGATGGGTTTGTTTCTCGGGCTGAGATCTATGCCAAGGATAACCCTGAGTTTGCAAAAGCGATGTCCGATCAGACTTTTGTTGTTCCGGATGATCTCCAATATGCAATTAAATCATCAGAGCTTGGGCCGCAGATTGCATTTTATCTCTCACAGAATAAAGGTAAATTGAAAGAACTGGCAGAGATGTCCTATGAGAAGGTGTTTATTGCAATCGGGAAGATGGAAGCAGCAATGACTATTTCCACACCTTCTTCCAACACACCCCCCCCGATTCCGAGGAATTTTGGGTCTGGTCCTGGGATATCTCAACCTGATCTTAATTCGCCTGACATGGATAATGATGATTGGTTTAAACAACGCGAACAACTGCTTAAAGGAAAGGTCACCTTTGCAGTATAATTAAAGGTAAAAGAAAATGGCGAATACATTACTTACAATTGACATGATTACAAGATCGGCACTTGAGCTGTTGGTAAATAATCTAAAAATGACTTCGGCAGTGAACCGGCAGTATGATTCTTCGTTTGCAAAAACGGGAGCCAAGATTGGGTCGGCCCTTCGAGTTAGAAAGCCGGTTAGGTATGTTGCGCAGGATGGGGCAACTCTTGTTAATCAAGATGCCAAGGAGACCTACGGAACCCTGAATGTGACCACTCAGACTCATGTTGGTTTGAGATTCACAGCGGAGGAATTCTCTCTCCATATTGACGATTTTCGAGACCGATTTTTGGTTTCGGCTATGGAAACCCTGGCAAATAAGATTGATTTTGGAATTGCTGGTGGGTATAAGGATATCTACAATCAGGTAGGAACTCCGGGAACTACCCCCAATTCTTTCCTTTCGATTTTGAATGTGGGTAGACGATTGAATGAGGAAGCGGTTCCCATGGGTTCCAAGCGTTCGTTGATCCTGAATGAGGCTGCGGAAGCTACCTTGATCAATGCGATGTCGGGATTTTTCAATCCGTCCCAAGAGATTGGCGCTCAATATCGAACTGGTACTATGGGGAATGCCTCCGGGTTCAAGATCTCCATGGATCAGAACATCAACACTCATACGGTAGGGGTAGCGACCGGGACACCACTGACAAACGGAGTTCCCGCTGAGGGAGCAACTACCCTGGTGACGGATGGGTGGACTAATTCCACAACCGGTATTCTGAAACAGGGTGATGTTTTTACCATTGCAGATGTGTACGCTGTAAATCCTCAGAATCGTCAGTCTACGGGAGTATTGAGACAGTTTGTTGTGACTGCGGATGTGAATTCAGGGGCTTCTACTGGACCTGCAACTATTTCCATTTCTCCGGCGATTTACTCGTCTGCTGTGGCTCTTCCAAATTTAGCGTATCAAACGGTTGACGCTCTTCCGGCAGATGGTAAAGCTATCACAGTGATTGGGTCAGGAGGAACTCAGTATCCGATTAATCTTGGACTCCACGAGGATGGGATAATTCTGGCCACGGCCGATCTTGAAGTTCCCCAGCGAGCGGAATTTGGTGCTCGTGCCCAGTATAAAGGTCTGTCACTTCGAATTGTCCGGGATTACGATATTACCAATGATCGTTTTCCTTGTCGAGCAGATATTCTCTGGGGTTATGAGGTAATTCGGCCGGAGCTTTGTTGTCGGTTGATTGGTTAAGTAGGGGGAATCAGCGAGTGCGGATATGTGTCAACTATTGGAATCGACACATATCCGCTTCCCCTGATTTTGAGGGTTTTCTAGGATGACAATTACAGAATTAATAACAGAAGCATACGATAAAATAACGGTAGATCCAACATCTGCTGAGATTACTGCTGCCCTTCCTAAATTAAACACTATAATTAATTCATTATCTGTGCACGAGGAGTTCCAATTTGCTGATGTGGAAAAGAATTTTACCCTTATTGGGGCACAAGCAAACTATACAATAGGAACAAGTGGGGCTGATTTTACTTCCACTCGACCTATTAGAATACATGCTGCATACATACTTGATAGCGGGAATAATAAATATCTCATAGATGCAGTGGGAAAGGTAAAATATCGGGAGTGGGCATACCCCACATCCGGACGTCCTACTGAACTTTATTATTCTCCAACGTATCCAAATGGGTCTATTAAATTTAATCTGGCATCAGGAAATTCCTCCGATACCTTATATCTAATAACAGATGATCCTTTTGCAACCTTTGCGGCTGTTGAGGATACCTTTAATTTCCCCCCGGAGTATGAGATGATATTTATTTATACTCTGGCGTTAGAATTAGGGGTGGATGCCCACACAGATGTGGTGACATACTTAAAAGGTAGAATTAAAGACGAGATGGAGAAGATAACTGATGTAAATGGTGTGGAGCATGGGTCAATTATATATGATTCCTTCCTTACGACAATTAAACATTTAAATTTTAGGCGGGTATAAGATGCAGAAAATTCAGAGACTAAATTTTGTGGGGTGTAACATATGCCATCAGTGTTAGTTAAAAATCAAAAAGTTGTTGGGGTTAGTGAGGGGGTAAAACTTGATTTTATTCGTAATCAAGGAGCTGGAATACAAAATCATACGGTAGCGATTATATTGACAGATGCGAATTCTTCAATAACAGCAATTACTGTTAATCTTGAGGGTTCTATTGATGTTAACGATACTCCAGATTCTTTATGTTCTTGGTTTGGAATAGGGCAGAAAATTTTTTCTGGTGCTGAGTTAACCGCAAAAAAAGCAATGTTACTTGTGGTTAATACTCCACTTTCTCGTGTTAGATCAAATATACTCACATTAACTGGAGCAAATGGGACAACTGACTCTGTGACTATCTTATATCAAGAAGGCAGATAATTACTATAGATGGGTTAATAACCAACTACTGATATGCAACTTGTTTCTAATAAGTTTATCATGGATTTTTCTTCTGATGCTGTGGGGTATGACACGCTTAAACTTCCTCAGTCTTATTACTATGATGGACATTTGTATTCCACCTCTCAAAATAGGATAGAGTCCAACGGGGATTGGGTTCTGAGTTCCTCTGACTATTATATCCTGTTGATTGAAGGGGTGGAATATTCGGTTGGCGGACTTGATTGGACTACCAAGCAAACAACTGAAAAAAGTATTAATCTGTATGGAAGATATGATACAGTTAAAAGTGATAGTGTGGTTGTGATAAAGTCCACTACAACTGAAATTTTGAACATTTCTGGGGGTAGATCAGTTATCAGACAAGAGGTGTGGTATTATCTTTCTCCTTCTGGTGATTCAGCCCTAAAAAAAGTAAAAATCTGGTTGAATATTGATACAGCAGGAACAATTAAAACTATTAAGATTTTACAATTTTCTGGTTTTAATCCTGCTGTAACTAAAGTTGGACATCAACGACATTATTTTGGAAAAGTTCTTGTTGGGTTTAACTATGAAACAATCTCGGATTATTCCGCTGATTGGCAAACTGATTCTCCATTGACTGTTACTATTGCGAGAAAATCTCCAGCTCCAAATATGTTGCCCCCGTTTACTTCCTCTGATTGGAAGGACCGGGGGGAAGTGGTATCAGGGTCTAGGATGAAACAAAAGAACGGGGATTTCTCATGGTTGTCTGTATATAACCCGTTTCCAGATGATAGAGATATTTATTTCCAATTTGAGGTTGAGGATATTACAGGAAATTTGGAGGTTGGGTTCTCTGTTGTAAGAAATGTATCAAATACTTTAACCGATAATTTTCAGTTCCTTATTGTTACTGCAAATGGCTCGCAAATTCTTAAAGTGCCGAAAGGGTTTGGAAAGCAGTGGTTATATGTTTCATTCAAAGCTGTAGATGGTGGATGTGTGATTGTTGAACCGTCTGTTAATTATAGGGGATCTGAATTTACTTATGTTGCACCGGATGGGTCAGATCTAGCCAATCTCAATTTGCGAAACTGTGTGAGATTGACTTCAACAGCACCACAAGGGAAATACCTTCAGAAGAATTTAACAGAAAATTTATATGTTGCAGACGGTGGAGGGGTTGGAATAGCTGTTCGTTCTCTCGATAATACACATATAACAACTGGTGCTTTTCAAATTGAGTTAAGGAAACCAGACGGAAGTTGGGTAGTTACTGACCAGTTGAATATGTTTGTGGATTGGAACGAGAAGTGGAAAGAATCTGCGAGTCAGTTTAATGTCTGGGATGATTCTCTTTTTGGTGTTCCGGTTCCAACTGGTGTAAATGAGATTTCTGGTGTGCGACTTCGGATAATAACAGCAGAGACAATTGATTGGTTATTGGATGATTTTTTTGTTATTGATTGGGTAGAGAAAGATTTCTCTGAGGGGCTTGATGATAGAAGAAATTTTGGACCTTCAGTTGAGGGAATCCGAGCACGAGAGTTTTGTTTGGGTGGTGTTGCTGGGGCGGTTTCTCATACTGATGTTGAGATTAAGGGTGAGAAGATCAAGGTTAGTCCTGGGGGTTATTATAATTTAAGTTTTCATAATGTGGATTCTATTGACAGGTTGTATTATTTGGGCTCTGCTACGGGAATTTTTCAAGCGAGTGATTTCACTGATTATGGGTATAAAATGTCTCATGTGTTATCTTCGTTGTCTGGTCTGGTGTATCCTGTCTCAGTTACAAATTTAACCTCTGGTGAGGGGTTGAAAATAATTTCTTGGGATTTTCCAACAAGAACCATTGAAATTAATGTAGAAAACAAACAGAGAAACCCTTCAGATGTGTTTGTGGTGGAGTACGCAACAGAACTTATCATTGATCCTTCTTATTATACGATGGAATTATTTAGGATTAATTGGGATTCTTCTATTTCTGATCTTACAGATATTTTGGGAATATACGCCTATGCTCAATATCGAATTGTAAAAAATTCAACAACCCCAATAGGGTTAGCTCTGATTGGTACAAGGTCGGAATCCAATACTGTGAGATTTTTATCTCCAGATATCAAGATGTCTTCTCCGCTTCTTTCTTTATATGTAAATGGGGTTTTATCTGATAGTGGAAATAGCTACACAGAGGCATTATTTGGAATCTCGCCTACAAAAAGTTCCGGGCGAACATTATATGCAACACTAACGGAAAGGCAAGAAGAACTTGATAGGTATCAATTATCTTCTCGGGTATCAACATTTTTTCCAACCCCCGTCAATTATAACTTGATTCCTCATATTGCTTTTGGAGGGGAACAAATTGCAGCAGAACCAGTTCAATACCTGAGAACTGCAAGTGAGAAAATGTCGATAGCTGGGACAGCAAATGCTATCTTTTCTGCTGGATCGCTTTCATATCTGCGAGATAGAGATCTTGATACGGGATTTTGGTATTGGGGGGGGTCTCTGCTTGACACAGGGATTGATTATCTTCAATCAGGAAGAAATATGCTCAGATCAGGAAAAACCGAAGAGCAGGTCAGAGATGAAATTTCTAGGTATCGATATTTATTTGAAGTAACCACCTTTGCCTACGAACATAATAAAAGATACCCAGATCATGCTTCCACTGATTATAAGGGAGTTCAAAAATTTAGGCGTGTTTGGTATTATCAAGCAACTGATGGATTATATACCGCAATTGTAAGGAATTGGGGTGATTTTGATGATTCTTATTACGAGGATGTGGTTCTGACTAGTGGGGTGTATGTTTTTCAATATCATTACACATTGATTATTCCAGCTTTTTGGTCTATCGTAGAACCCAAAACAACTTTTGGTTTAACTGAAAATACCGTCTATGATTTAATGAAAATTCGGTTGAATTGGCTTTGTTCTAATTATGACTGTGATGGGGTAATTATTTCAGAACTTATCCACTACAGGGAAGGATTTTCTGATAATGATTTTATCCTATATAATACTTGGTGTCAGGCGAATGGATATGGATTTCAAACAGATTGGCCTAGATTTCATGAGAATAATTATGTAGATCCTGATGATCGGAAAGTTTGGGATTGGAAACGATACCAAGTAAAAAAATACCTGACGGGGATTGCCTCGTTTGTTCATTCAAAGGGGAAATTGCTGGGTGTGAATGTCCTCGCTCAGAACATATTCTCTGTGACAAATGTTAATGCGGATGCTTGGAATGGGTATGAAACTACATTTAATCCAGATTATCAATCTTGGCATGTTAATATGCTTGAGGATTCGCTTGATCGGTATGGGACAAATTACGAAGAGATTTTGAAAGAAAATATTGTTGATCTTCTCTATGTGTGGTTATATTATTCCTATTCACCTTATGGCCAACAGACAATTCTCGATTTTATTGCTAAATTTGATAAGTATAAAGAACGAATGATTCTGACAATTGGATTATTTCCCAAGGAAGACCCCCCAAAGAAGTGTGAAATTGTGCATCTTATTAGAACCCTTCTTTCTGCTGGCTGGAATGTTGCATATGCTGGATATCCTCCAATGATGATTCAATCAGCAGAGTGGGAGGATGTATGGCCAAAGTTAAGTGGGTGGGTTCCTTCTGCAACAGTGAATGCAGCAGGGGATATTGTGGTTGATCCGGCAAAGGCTGTATCAATGCCGTTTTTGTTTAGGTTCTAAAGTTAAGGCGGGATACAATGAATCTTACTCCAGGTTTTAAAGGTATTTCTGATCATGGTGCTCTTTCTGGGTTGCTTGATGATGATCATACTCAGTATATCTTGGCTGATGGTTCAAGGGCTTTTACAGGAAATCAATCATTTGGTGATTTTAATATTACTAATGTTGGGATAATAGACTTAGATGTTATCCGGGCAGATACTGTCAATAGTTCAATAACTATAGCGTTGGATAATGCTGCTGGTGCGGATTTACTTATAGGTAATAATAATGCTCTGGTGGTTGAGGGAGACACTGACAGGGTTGGAATAGGGATAAGCGCCCCAGAACAAGCACTTCATATTAAGAATCCCAATAGATATCCTTTTATCGCTGAAAGGTCGGGATTAGCAGCCACAACTGGTGCGCAAATCTCGATGGCATTCAGGGCAACATCGACTGGAAATATGACTGATAATTT